GAGATCGTTGTAGACCTCCGCGTGCGAGCGCGGCTTGCGAAGCAGGACGCTCGCCGCGCCGCCGAACGGCTCGACATAGACGCGGTGCTTCGGCATGAAGCGCAGCAGCCACGGCGCCAGCTTCCACTTGCCGCCACGCCAGCGCAGAACCGGGCGGGATGGGGCCGTCATGACGCCGGCTCCAGTCTCGCCTTTGCCAGGAATTCCAGCCAGCGTTTGGCCAGTGCCTTCTTTGCCGCCTCTACCGAGCGCGCCCTTTGCTGGAGAGGCACGCCGATGCCGTTCAGCCAGAACGACCAGCCCGCGCACCTGCCGTCGCCGCCGTCGGGAAAGATCGCGCCGACATCGACCGCGCCGGACCTGGCCAGAATCCGGTCGTTCTCGTATTTCTGCTCCCATGTCAGCGAAGCGAGCTTGGCCCGCGCCTTGGACCGCCCGGCCTGCTCCTGGGCCAGCGGGCCGCACGGCGTCGCGTTCTCGAACAGCTTCCAGTCGACGACGAGCGGGCCAAGTTCACCGTTCACGCTCATCCGGTAGGCATAGGCCTTGCGGCTGGCGGCCGCCTCGACGACATCCTCCAGGAAGCCGATCTCCCAGGCATGGGCCACGCTCCTGAACGCGGCGGCGAGCGCTGCCGGCTCCATCCCGTCGGGGATTTCTGCCAGCCGGGTCGGGGGCGATTGCGGCAGCGTCATCGCTCAAAACCCCTTCGCCACGATCAACGCCGGCCCGTCGATGATGAGCCAGATCAGCACCAGGCAGGCATAACCGAGCGCGAACACCTTTAAGGCGCAGGCCAGTTCCGGGTGCAGCCGCGCGCTCATGCCGCCACCTGCTTGTCGGCGGCCGGCAGCGGCGGCAGCACGAGCCCGCTCGCCGCGTCGATCCTCAAGAGATGCAGCGGGCAAGTAATGACGCCGTTTATGGCGGCATGGTCGGCCAGCGCCACGCTGCGGTGCGGGCAGACCCAGCCACGGCCGTCATGGCGCGCCTGCTCGCCCAGCCACATGTCAAAGTGGCAACGAAAGTTGGCCGCGCGGCCGGCGGCTTCGACGATCGACGGGCTGACGGTGTGGCGGCATTTGCGCCGCCGCCACACCGGTTGCGGCAGCGGTCCCTTTTTGCCTTCGGCGTCGAACATCAGCGGCGTGACGCCGACATCACGCCAAAAATTCCACCGGCCGGCACATTCAACCAGGAACCGGCCATCGAGATGATAGTGCTGATGGTCGAAATTCAGGCATTGCGCATCGTTGTGGCGCGCGCCGATCACCGGCCACGCCTTGACGCGCCCGTACCAGGTGCCGAACACGGTCGGCACCTGGTAGAATTTGCCCGGATCGACAGGGGTGGTCAGCTGGTCGAGGCGCATCACGGCCTCCGCCTGAGCGGCACGACGTCGCCCGATGCCGTCGGTTCGGCCGGCCCGCGATAGGCGTCGATGCTGCGCTCGATCGGCCAGGGCAGCGTGGCGACGGCGCGGTCCTCGACGCCGCGGCTCCACAGCCGCGGCAGCCCGGTGTCCGGATGCGGCTTCACAGTCTCGATCACACGGGCGATCACGGCGGCCTTGGTCATGGTCCAGCCGGCCCTTGGGCCGACCACCATCTGCCGCTTCAAGTTCTCCGCAAAGGCGCGCATCAGCGCCGGCGTCGCCGTCTCCATGGCTTCGGCCAACCCATCAAGGGCGGCGGCCGGCAGCACGAACGGCGCGAAATAGCGCTCCAGGATGCGCCGCCGCTCGCTGTCGCCGGGCAGCTCGATCTTCACCGCGATCTCGAAGCGCCGCCACAGCGCCTCGTCGACGCGGTCGCCGTAATTGGTGGAGGCCACCGCAAAGCCGTCGAAGCGGTCGAGGTTGGCCAGCAGCGTGTTGACCGTGTGGTTGTGGTCGAGCTCGGCGGCCGGGTTGAGGCCGATGCCGACGCGCTTGCTGGCCAGGCTGTCGAACTCGTCGAAGAACACCAGCAGCGGCTCGCCGAAATCCCTCACCGCGTCGAACAGCCGGCCGATCGCCTGGGCGCTCATGCCGACATAGGTGGTCTGCAGCTTCTCCGCCCTGACCAGGAGCATCGGCAGCCCGAGCCGCGCCGCCAGGTGATGCGCCAGCGTGGTCTTGCCGGTGCCAGGCGCGCCGTGGAAGATAGCGCGCCGGCGCGCCATGAGGCCGACCTCAGCCAACTCGTCCGTCGCCCACACCTCCTGCAGCCATTCCATCAGCACCGCCCGCACCGGCGCGGCCAATATCGGCTCGCTCGCCTCGCCAGGCATCAGCACCGGGCCGAAATCGTAGATGCCCTGCGGTCCCTGCCGGCCGAACATCTATTCCTCGCCCATGCCGTCGGTCCCCGACGCCTCGCGCCAGCCGGCGTCGAAAGCCGGGCGCCGCTTGTCGCCGAACGGGAACGGGTTGGAGACGATCGGCTGGTTGTCGCGATAGGCCTTGGCGCCGAGAGCCCGCGCGCCGGCCTCGTCGACATCCGGCACGTCTCGTTTCGGCCGGTCGGGCACGCCGCCCTGCGCCTTTGGTCGCGAGACCGGTTTCGGGGCCTCGACATAGTCCTCGGCATGCGCGTTGCCGTCATCGTCGCGCCACAGCCGCACCGGCTGCTTGCCGATCTTGACGATGATCTCGCCTTCGCTGGGCACCAGCTGCTTGAACGCCTCGATGACCTGGTCTCGCGCGGAGACGTCGACGGCCATCATGCCGACCGAGCGAAACAGCGGCGCTTCCTTGGCCATGCCGACTGCATGCAGGTACATGTCGAGCAGTTCTTCCGCTTCCTCGATGTCGGCGGGCTTGGCCTGGCGTCGCTTCAAAACCGCGCGCACCGTTGGCGGGTTGAAGCCGGCCGCCTTCAGCTCGGCGAAGACCAGCGTCTCATCCTCGGCGGCTTGCTTCTTTCGGTCGCGGATGGACTCGACCCGCTCGATGTAGGCCATCAGGTCGCGGCCGGAGACCGTGTTGCGGCCGACCGTCTGCTGTGCTGGTTTCTTCGCCATCCTTCCCCCTCACGCCTTGGGGCGCATGGACGAGCGCGTCTCGGTCGAGCCAGGCCCCATCGAGCGCATGCACGAACTGGCGCGCCGGCAGATAGGCGGGCCCGCTGACTTTGGCGTGCGGCCGATGTCGTTCGGCTCGCTCTCGACGACGCGTTGCTTCGCCAGCGCGCGGCGCAGCGCCACTCGCTCGGCCGGCGTCATCGGCGAAGTCCGGCGCTGACCGCTCTTACTCGCGGCGATTGCCTTCAATTTCTTGTTGCGGTGGATCATGCCGCACACGGCCGAGCGCGACACGAACTCGCGCATCGCCCGCGACAGTTCAGCCGCGATGGCGGAGGCCGAGCGCCCGTCCAAGAGCAGCTGCTCGACCAGCTTCACGTCGGCGTCGGTGTATCGAGGCTCGCTCATGCGGCACCTTCCTTGCCGACGACGACGCGCAGGCCGCCCTCGGCCTTGACCCCGGCCAGCGAGGCGCGGATCTGGTCCTTGAGCTGGTCGATGCTGGACAGGATGGCGTTGAGCCCGTCGGCCTCGGCCGGCGTCACCTTGCCGTCCGCCTTGGCCCGCACCGTCTCCACGACCATGCGGCTGGCCAATTCGACGAGATCGGCGGCCTGGCTGGACAGCGACGCGGCGGCGGTCTCGCTCGTGCCGCGATCTGTCATCGCGCCGCCGTTGAATTCCACCATCAGCCGGGTCACCAGGGCGCGGCCGCAATCGTCCTCAAGCTGCAGCGCCACGCGATACGGCATCTCGTCGCGATCCGAAGGGCTGCGCCAGCGGCCGACCGTGCTCTTGCCGTAGGAGGTCAGCTCCGCGACCCGCTCAACGCCGCCGCAGGCGTCGATCAGATCGCGCTGCGCGCCGCGGAAGCGGATGAACCAGCGCTCGGTGAATTCGGCCATGTGCCAATCTCCAGAAGCGAAAAAGTCCCCAAAGACGAAAAAGACTTCCCGCGCCGGGAAATCCCGGCGTCGTTTCCCGTGGCGGGAAAGCTCGGCCTGGTGTTTGAGTGCGGCCGTCGGATCAGCCGATCCGGGGCCTTGAGGGGGGCGCGCGTGACCGCATCAGGAAGTGTCCTTGTATTCTGCCTCACGGGCCGCTTCGCAGCCGCCCGCGCCGTGCGCTGGCAAGGCTGCTGGCCCGAGTCTTTCCTCTCGCGCGCCTGCGGCGACGCGGCTGGGGCACGCCACGAGGCGC